GGGGATGCCGATGCCGAAGTCGTCGCCGGGCAGGTCGCCGAGGTGGGCGACGGCATCCCCGCCGGCGGTGCGCAGCTCGAGGGAGCCCTCGCCAGCGGTGACCGATGAGAGCCCGACATCGCGGGCGCCGCGGTCCCGTCGCTCGACCCGCCACAGATCCTCGAGGTCCTGCCGGGGGTCGCGTTTGAACGGAAACGGCATGCTGACCCCTTCTCTTGCTCTGGTTAGGCGGCTTTGAGGTCGACGGTGGTGACGGTGTGCCCGTCAGCACGCCAGGCGACCTCACCGACGCGCAGGGTCGCGTCGATCCCGGACGGGAACCCCCACGACCGTGGGCTGACGAGCCGAACCTGGTGCCCAACCCGTGGGAGTTCGGCCAGATCGTCGATCCGCGCGGTGACCTCCCATGGGTCGCGGATGGACTGCGCGGCCGCGAGTTCGGCGCGGACGAGGGAGTCGAGGACGGATTGTGAGATCGTGCCCGGATACGAGGTGTGTCGCGACGTCGTGAGATAACCGGCGGTGAGGCCGGACCAGTCGACCGCCTCGGACCAGAGCTGCTTGTCGCCCTTGCCGACGGCGCCGCCGCCGATCGCCATCGCGTGCCGCGCGAAATCTTCCCCGCCCGAGATGGTCGCATTGCCGTGACGGGTGCCTGGCTCGCCTGCCTCGCACACCACCGACGACGCCCGCGCAAGGACTGGCTCACCGAACACGACGTCGCGGTTGACGCCGACGAGCTGATCACCGTCCCAGACGCCTGAGATGTCGACGAGCCACTCGAAACCATTCTCCGCGTCGGCGATATCTGCAATCGCGTCCGCGAAGTATCCCGATCGGCTACGCCATTCGACGGTGCGTTTCACTGTCGACGTCGGCGTGGGCACGGTGATCGGCAGTCCGTTGTAGGCGCCGGCGAGCAGGTCGTGCGCGATCTGCAGCTGCTGGACGCTCTTGTAGTTGTATCGCGCGTTCAGGGACCTCCACGATGGGTAGGTCTCCCACTGGATCCCCGACAGCGCGAAGGCGGGTTCGTCGGTGGAGGTCTGGCGCTGCGTCACGATCCACTCACCGAGGACGTGTTGGGCGTCGTCGGTCACCACGATGGTTCGCATCCCGGGGCGGGTGAGGTTTTCCAGCGCGTCCAGCCAGGACCAGTTGGGTGTGCCGTCGTCGAGGGTGTCGCCCAGCCACACCGATCCCGAGAACGTGCCGCCGCCGAACCGGTGCGAGAACGACACGTCGCCGGTCATCGGCAGCTCGCCGAGGATCTCTGTCCCGGATCGCACGACCGATGCCCAGTACCGCAGTCTCATGCCCACGCCTCCAGCCGTTTCGCGCGTGCCGTTCCCGCTCCGAGGCCGCTGACTGTCCAGACAGTGCCCCCGGGGGGAACTCGCGGCCACGGGCCTGTGCTGGCGAGCTGTGACCAGAGCCGGCCGCCGGCGCTGTTCCTGACGGCGCCGCCACGGCAATCGATGGTCCGCACAACACCGGCCGCGAGGGCCGGCATCACCCACACCCCGCCCGGATGGGCGATCGTGGCACCGGGGTGCGGGCCGACGAGCTCGATCACCGGCCACGCCGTAGCGCCGCCGCGGTTGATCACGGTGTTCGACCCGTTCGCGATGGTCTGCCACTGCGCCGAGTAGCGCAGCGGATCGTCGGCGACGATCGTGATGGTCACGTTGGTGATCTCGGGGCTCGCGGGGGTTTCCAGCACGCTGGTGATCCGCACGTCGGACTCGCGTAGAGGGGAATCGAGGGGTGCGACCTGGAGCAGGGTGCGGCGCAGGCGTGACAGCGCATCGAGCGCGTCTTCGACGTCGACGGCCGAGGCGCCCAGGAGCACGGCGCTGACGGCCAACTGACGGGCCTCGACGTCGGGCGGGCCCACGATGTTGCCGTCGCCGCTCGGGTGCTGCCTCGTCGACGAGCGATCCGTGGCGGCCGTGCGCCAGCCCCGTAGCCCGTCACGGCGCAGGACCCAGCGTGCGCCGTGACGGGGCGGATCGACGTGCCCTGACCTGATGACGAGGTCCCCGAGACGGATCTCGAGGCTGCCGTCGGGCTCGGTCCAGCCCGGGGAGGTGGCGGGCCAGAGGATGCTGGGGTTCCATCCAGGGCTGGTCACGACAGGTCACCTCCTTGGGACTGCGAGGTCGTGGCGGTAGTGCTCGAGTTGGGCTTGCTGACGTGCAGCGAGCTCGGCCGCGTCCACGCCGTAGGCGTTGAAGGTGATCGGCGCGGCTACTTGGGGCGACGACGCGGGCAGGGGACCGGTGAGCCCCCCGTCGGCCATCAGCTGAGGCGGCGATCCGGGCATCCGTCGCAGCCCCTCGAGGATCAGGGCCCACGAGCGCGCGGACCCGTCGAGCGGCGCGTACAGCTCGGGGACGTCGCTGCGGTCGCCGACGACGCGCCACGTGGACGGTGGCACCATCTGAGCCAGCGGCTGCATCGACGTCAAACCACCACGGGCCATGTACTCGAGGACGGCACCGTCAGCCTGCTTCCGGATACTGTCTCCGCGGAGGAGCGCGAAGCCGTCCGCGGAGCCGGACAGCTTCGCGGTGACGGTGACGATCTTCGTCTTCGGTACCTTGCCGAGTTCGGCCAGCACGGTCGGGATGTCGCCGTCCTTGAGCGCGGCCCGCACCTCCGAGCGCTTCTTCTTCGGCAGTTTCTCGATCGCTTTGTCGAGCTCCTCGACGTACTGCCGCGAGGAGGTGACGCCCGGCGCGGAGATCTCGGTCGACTTCTCGCCCGGGATCTGGCCGAAGGTATCGACCAGCGCCGCGGCCTCAGCCTTCGTCAGGTCCATCGCGGTTAGCTGATCCATCAGGGCCGACCGGGTGGTGGTGTAGCGACTCGCGAGGGCGTCCTGGGATTCCCCGGCAGCATCGGCTGCGGCGATCTCGGCCTCGAGCGCCTCGATCGCAGCGCGGACTTGGCCGGCGAGCGCCTCGCCCGAGGTAGCTGTGCCGTCGCTCGCGACCCCGACCTGGCCGACGGCGTCCGCCGTGGCCATGGCCGCGTCGTGGACGAGACCGAGAGCGACCTGAGCGTCTGCGAACTCATTGAACTCGCCTCGCATCTGCTCGAGCTTCGCGTTGGCCTGCTCAGTCGTACCTGAGAAGCCACGCATGCTGTTGGCTAGATCGTCGAGTTCCTTCGGGCGTTCCCCGAGCCCGTTCATCCAGTCGATCGCGGTCGCGAGACCATCAATCATCTCGGCCAGCGGACCCGACACGAAGTCCCCGACGCCTGTGTTCGCGGCCTGTGCGAAGTCGATCGCGCCGTTGACCAGGTCGACGAAGAACCGAAGCATCGGGCCGCGGTTCGAGGACACCCAGTCCGCGGCGTCGCCGAGCGGCTCGGAGAACGCGACGGCCAGGGCGCCCTTGAGGCTGTCGGCGGCGACCTCAAGGTTCCGGAACGCGGTGTCAACCTTCGCCTTGTCGTTGCTGGCGAGGGTGTCGAACATGCGCTGTGCGGCCCCGGTCACGCCGTCGAGTTCGTCGACGGCGGTCGACAGATCCATCGCGAACAGAGCCTCGCCGAGATCCTCGGCCTGCGTGCCGAACAGCGCGACCGCGGCCGCGTTCCGCTTGACCGGATCCTCGATGGCGCGGAGCCTGTCGAGGACCTTGCCGAAACCCTTGCTGGCGCCGTCGCCGCCGGCGGCGATCTGCTTGGTCATCTTCTCGGCGTCAAGGCCGAGCGCCTTAAACCCCTCAGCCGATGACTTCGAGCCGTCGGTGGCCCTGATCTGGAACTCCTTGAGGGCGTCCGCGGCCAGATCCCCGTTCCTCGCGCCGGCCTGCATGCCTTGCGAGATGAGCCCGAGGGCGTGGTCACCGGAGAGCCCGAGGCGCTGGAACAACGCCGGGTACTCCGTCAGGGTGTCGAGGAGGTCCTCGTTGCGGTTCAGGCCCTGCCGGGCGCCGGCTGCGATCAGGTCGAACGCGTGCTGGCTGTTCTTCGCGACGCCGGTCCGCAGCATCGTGGCGACCGCGGCCGCGACGGGCTGGACATCCTCGCCGAGGACGTCGGCGATGCCGGCGAGGCCCTCGACGACCTGCTGCGCATCCCGCGTCGTGGCCTTCGGGTCGATCAGCCGGAACTGCAGCCCGAGCCGGGTGGCGTCCATGTTCGCTTCGATGGACTCGCCAAAATTGTCCGCGTAGGCCTCACCGGCAGCGGCGGCGAGTCGCCGTGCGGCGGCCTCGTCAATGCCGGTCAGGCCCTGCAGACGGTCGCGGCCGGCTTCTTGGGAGAGGCCGTCGTTGAAGGCGTCGACGAGTCCCTTCGCGGCGGCTGCGCCGATCCCGATCACGGCGCCGGCGATCGGGATCGTCGCGAGCGCGGCGATGATCTTCCCGCCGAACTCGTCGCCGGCATCCTGACCGGCCTTGCCCGCGGCGCCCTTCACGTCAGCGAGGGACTCCTCAGCGCTGCTGGTGTCAGCGTCGACTTCCATCTTGGTGCGCGCCGACACCAGCGCATCACGCTGCCGCTCGACGCGCTGCAGAGCCGCCTCCGCGCGGCGGATGTCGGCCGTGACCTCCAGATCGGTCTCCACAGACCGGAGGTAGTCGAGACGCTCCTGGGTCCGGTCGAGGTTCTTCTGCGCGCGTTCGATGTTCGCGTCGACGGTCGCGATCGTCTTCGCCGAAACGATCTTCTTCGCTTCGGCCTCAACCCGGTCCATACCGGCCAGCGCACCCTTGACGTCGGCACCGACCTTCGCCTGGACCGGCTTCTTCTCGACCTTCTCAGCATCGGAGCGGACCTTCTTGAACGCCGCATCCAGCTGCCCGGTGTTCGCGGTGAACAGGGCCTCGAGTTCGGTGACCTGCTTCCCAGACACAAGATCACCTCCGTAGTGCGCGCCTCAGCCTCGAGTTCGGATGGTCGAGCAACGCGAACAGCATGGTCCGCACGCCGGGCCACGGCCGGGCCAGGACCTGCGGGTCGTACAGGTCGACGCCGTAGATCTCGGCCAAGTCGGCGATCACGAGGCGCCAGTGAGTGACAATTGCCAACAGCGAGCCGTCGACGGTGCTCTTCGTCGTGGCCACGGGTGGCGCCGGGCGTAGCTCGGGCGGCACCCGGTAATCCGGATACCAGCCTTCAGCATCCGGGGCGCCGACGCCGTATGGCGCCCAGTCCTCGGCGGTTACGAGCCTTTTGGGCCACCATCACCTGCATCCGCCGAGGCTGCTGTGGCGCCCCAGAGCAGCTGGGCGAGCGCGTCGGCGTAGGACTTCCCGCGGGCCCAGTAGAACGTGGCGTAGTAGGCCACGCGGTCGGCGACGACCTGCGCGACGCCGTCGGCCTCGAGTTGCGCCCACACCGGCCCAAGGGACGGGTGCTCGTCGGGTCTGAGACTGGCGAGGCGCTCAGCGACTTCCGCCGGCACTTCGCCCTTAACCAGGCCGAGGCGCACCTCGGCGCGCACGGCGGCGGCGAGGATCAGGCCCATGTCCCGCACGCTCGGGGACGGCACCGTGTAGGTGCGGCCCCCGAGCGTCAGAACCAGGCCGTCGACGTCCGCCCACTCGCCGAAGTCGACCGCCGACACGGTCAGCCCCGGGTGTAGGCGAACGCCGGCGAATCACCGACCGGGGTGGTGACCATCACCGGCGCCGCACCGGCAGCGCCGGCGGGCATGACCGCGAGGATCGTCGCACCATTCACGACCGTGAACTCTGCGGCCGTGTCGGCGCCGAACTTCACCGCGGTGGCGCCGAGGAACCCGGCGCCAGTGATCGTCACGAGCTTCCCGGCGGCCGCGGCGGCCGGGGTCACTGCGGCGACCTTCGGGGCCTCCGGCGTCCAGCCCGTGAACGGATTGGCGATCGGCTGGACGCGGCCCTTCCCGGTCAGGGTCACCGACCAGATCTCGGCGTCGGCGTTGCCGGTGTTCTGGCGCGTCGCCTCCACACGGGTGAGGATGCGCCCAGCGTCGGTCGGCGACGACACCCCGGCGTCAGGCTTGTGGTAGAAGCGGATCTCAAGGTTCGCCGACGTCCCGATGCCACGGGCGGCGGCGATGATCGCCTCGAGCTCGGGCAGGAACAGGCCGGTCGTGGTGGAGCGGTTACCCTGCACGGTGAACGATGCCGCGAACGATCGGCCCGTGACCTCCGAGTTCTCGGCGCCACGGTCGTCGTACGAGCTGATGTCGGTCGTGACGGGCGGGAACGTCGGCGCGAACGCCGAGATCCTGCGGATCGGCTGCCACGACGGCGCCCCAGACGCGCCGAGGTTGAGGTTGACGTCGATGCCGTACTCGAACGACTTGCCGAGGACACTGCCGGCCGGCAGCGGAACGTAGGGGTGATCACTCATTGGGTTGCCTCCTGGTTGTCGAGTGAGATCAGGTAGTTGTCGGTCCGCTCTTCGCGGCCGTTGGTGTCGGCCCCGAGCGGGCCGAACGAGGTGCGCTCGATCCACGAGACCCCCGGCGGACGGGCGCCCTGCAGGACCGTGAACGCCACGGCGGCGAGTTCATCGGCGCCGTCGGGTCGCCCGCGGGCGCCGCGAATCCGGAGCTGGACCCGCCGCTGCGGCTCGTAGACGACCGCGTCGTCGCTACCGCCGTAGACGCGCACACCGATCGCCTGATCTGGCCGCTCCGGGATCGAGCCGTAGAACACCCCGACGCCCGACGGGGTACCGGCGGTGGGGTTCCAGTGCCAGCCTGGGACGGTGCCTAGCAGCTGGCAGAGCAGGATGGTGAGGTCGCGGTCGGTCATCGCAGTCTCGCTCTCACGCCGTCGGCGAGCTTGTCGACCACGGCCTTGTCCGAGGCTGGGGTCTCCAGGTACTTGGCTTGTCCGCCGTCGGGGTGCTGGTAATCGAGGCGCTCGTGCTGGATCCAGGCGTGCGGCGCACGGAACACCACGCGCACCTCCAGGTCGTCGACTTCGACCTTCCCTGACTTCCGCAGCGCCCCGTCGTCGGTGGGTACGAGGGCTTGGGCTTCCTTGAGGACGTCCTTCGCGGTGTCGATGAGCGCGGCACGAGCGGCCGCCTCGAGTTCGGTCAGTTTCGCGTCATGCATCTTGACCACGATCGAACCTCCGGTCTACTCGAGGGACAGCAGCAGGTGATCGTCGAGAGGCCCGCCGTTTTCGCGTACTGCGACGGCCAGGACCCTGGCTTCTCGCTGCGCGGGCCTACCGGCCCAGACGGTGACCAGTGAACCGACTGGCACGTGCTCGGGCAGCGACAGCGTCACCTGGGTGGACGACACAACCTCACGGCCGTCCCGGTCCCGGACGAGGGTCTGCTGGTCCTTGACCTCTGCAGCCACCGTCCGTGGAGGGCCGTAGCCGTCGCCCATGCCCCCCGCTCCGAGCGCGTCGCGTACGACGACGGTGTGCGGATAGAACCAGGCGCCCCAGTTCATCGCTCGGGCCACATCTCGGTCACGACACCCGCTGTGGGGAACACCCCGACCGGGGCGCCGGCGGCGCTGGCCGCTGAGCCGCATAGTGCCCGCAGCCCGGCACGCTCCTCCTTACCGAACGCGGACTCGTAGGGATCCATGGCCACGGACGTGCCGTTTCGTGTCATGGTCCGGATCCGCCGCTCGCCGGGCTTTGGGAGCTCGGCGGCTGCGCCCTGGATGATCGCGATGGCGTCGGTCCGCGCCTCGCCCGCGAGGGCATCCAAGCAGGGGGCGATGCCTCGCGCGACGATGAGGATCCGCCGCGCTGTCGTCTCGTCGAGACCTGGCAGGTCTGTGTGCGCGATCACATCGCCCCCTTTCCTGGTCAGCCGATCAGGCCGACGGCCTTGGCGTGCTCGAGCGACTCGGTGGTGTAGACGTCCGGGTCGACGGGCGCGCCCTTGTAGAGGTAACGCTCGCCGCCGGCGGCGGTGCGGAGCACGACGGCGGTGCCGGTGACCTGCAGCGCAGCCACCTCAGCCACCGCGTCGTCA